AGCGCTCGCGGGTGAAAGGGATTCTATTGCCCGGGAATCAACGCCTCCCGACGCGTTGCCTGGGGCTTCTGCCGTTTGATTTCAGTAGGTCGAGCGTTCGGTGTCAGTAAATCACCGTTCTGTGTCAGTGCCAGTACCCAGCCCTTTGGTTCTAGAACTAGTCCCGCTCAGGCCCTCTTGACAATAGCATCGTGCGGAATTAGGATTGCAGTGATGGAAACATTCCAACGCATTGTGAAGGCACGTCGCGGGTCAGCAGAGCGTGGACGGCTCATCCTGCAATACGCTTCGGAGAAATGCATCAGCCCGCGCGCTGCATGGCATCGAATTTATGACTTACGTGATCGGCTCGACCCGAACGGCGATCTCTTCAAACGACCCCGCAAGGACAAAGGCAAGCCCCGTCGGTACAGCGCCGATCTCATCCCTGTCATCAAACGGAGACTGCGCGATCGCGAAAAAGCGTTCTCCGAAATCGCCAGGGAACTAGCTGTTTCAGGCGACTTCGTTCGACGCGTTTCACTCGGCGATTTCGACTGACCGCTGGGGTGCCCATTGTCCTCCCGGGCCGAAAAAAACTTCAGAAGCGGCCTACCTCAGACCATCTTTCGCCAGGCGGGCGCGTTCGGCGCGGGCGGCGAGTTCAGCCAGGCGCTGGCATTCTCGGTCGAGTTTGGTCTGCTCGTCAGCCGGCTCGACGTTGCTTGCCATCGTGGTCGGGTCGGTGCCGCCCACACAGTATTCGCGCACGAGGCGCGTGCCTCCACAGACAGCCACCAAGGTGATCTGTGGCGTCGAGGGATCCGGGTCGAATGCATCTACGGCCACCTGAAGACCCTGGACATTGAAGATTTTCTGGTCGAGCGTTTTCATCACCAATCCGCCTCCAGTTCTGCCTCGTACCCTCTGACAATGATCCCGCCGTCGTTGTTTGAGCCGCCTAGATGGCCTTGGCCGAAGGCCTCAACGAGAACATCGCTGGGGTCTGTCCCAGCAGGCAAAGCAACCACGTCAATCTGGACCGGCAAGCTGGCGTTAGGAGCGATCTGTTCCCGGACTGTGGTCCAGGATGCCCCATTGTTTGGGCTATAGCGAATCCTGGCGGTCGAATTTGCAGTAGGCACGTCACTTTCATTGCTCACGCTCACGCTGAACTTCAGCTTCAGCTTGAGATTGTAGTAGTAGTGGTCGCCGTCCACCGCAGGAACCCCGAATCCGCTCAACTGCGCGGCCTGGGTGTTGTTGGTGATCTCACCTGACTTGGTCCGTTGCACGTAGGTCGCCCAGTCGCCATCAATGCCATTGCCAGCATTCGAGGTCGTTCCACCTGTTCCTGATAATGTTTCGACGGTCGCTCGACGCCGGATATGGCCGCCGCCGATCTGCGCGCCAGCGCCAGCGTCGTTGTTGCCGATGGTGTCAGGAGTACCGGCCGCCGGCATGATGATTGAGCCAAGGTAGAACCGACCGAACCCGTTTAGCGCCTCCTCCCTGGTCGAAGCCGTGCCGAAAGTTTTCGAGCCGCCAGTAGGGGGATTGCCAGTGTCGGTGTAATAGACGTGGACGAGTGTGCTGTAAGCCTGGCCGGTGATTGTACCTGCATTGATCGACAGATCACCGATGCCGGCGATGCGATTTACGAACGCTCCGGAAGTGTCGGGGTCTTCGACATAGATCGTCGCATTCGCTCCGGCATCGCTGGCTCGGAGGACATTCTTGGTAGTTCGGTAGCTGTAGCTGCCGCCCCCGGCAACTGTGGGGACGCCGGTGCCGGGATTCGGCGCTTGTAGAGTTTGCTGGCTAGGCGCGGAGTCAGGATAGGCATTGGCGACTTTTTGCTTGCCGGTGATGTGGCGCGTGCCGTCGGCGTGTTCAATGACTTCGAGGACAACGTAGTCGAGGCCGCCGAACTCTTCACTGATCCCTTTGTCGATCGTGACCGTATCGCCGGGGATCACTGCGAGTGAGTCCTCGAAGGCATCCAGTTCGAACTCGAACGGCGCCACATAGGCAACACCCGGGTCGGCCTCTTCGCCCAGCTCCTCGAGCAACCAAGATTTGGAAAGCCGCCAGACGCGCTCGGGAGTGTTCACACCGAAGTCGAGAGCCAGCGGGGTGACCTTCGGGATCCGCGCCATGCCGCGAGCGCTGAAGCCTACGGCAAGCTGGTGCGACTCGTGGTTCAGAGGCTCAGGCGTGGCCACCTGGAAGCGCGTGGCGTGGTCGCTCGAGCCCGATGCCAGGTTGTAATCCCTGTAGGTTGCCTGGATCTGGTTGAAGCTCGACCGAAGCTGCGATTTCTGGACTTTGAAGCTGCCGGCAGCGATATTGTCCAGGTTGAACGTGAATGCGCTCGCGGTGCTCTGCCGGATGTTGAGCGACAGTTTGCCATTCAGTTCCAGGATGTAGCCGCGGCACATCAGGAGAAGTTGCTCAAGGGCGCGGTCGGCGGTCAAGCCGTCATCGAGCCAGACCAACCCGCCATCGGAGAAACGCTTCACGCCGCCGCCAATGTCGGCATCGCAATACGCGGCAGCGGTGGACAGGAGCGACCAATCTTGCCGCCCCAACTGAGGGATGGTGAGCGGCTGGTTGACCTTGGCTTCACGGAGAATGAATTTCCGGATATGGTAGTCCAGGCCGCACCAGACCCAGTTCTGAGTCCATTGAAAAGCCGTCTGGTTGCCGCTCGAATCGAAAATCCTGACCCTGAGAGCCTGATAGTCACCGAGAATTTCCAGTTCCGCGCTGGGAGCGCCTGGATCAGGTGCGGCTTTGACGGCCACATACGCATAGCGGGAGAACGTGGTGTAGTCCACTCCTGGGACGTCAGCGAAAAAGGCATCTACTTTCTGGTCGCCGCCCGTGGAAGTGGCGCTCATGCCGGAGCCGATCTCGCCATCGCCGCCGGGATGGAAATGGACTTTCGTGGTATCGGGCAGGGAGATCGCTTTGCGGCGGATCCACAAACGGACGAGTGAGTCCCAGGGGCCTTCGCCGAGGAGGTAGATGCCCACGAGCGTCTTGTCAGAAAGCTCGTGCTGGAGGACCAGGTTGCCTGCGCCGCGCACGAGTCCATAGCAGATCGGGACCGGCTGATTGAGGAATGCGGTCGTCAGATCGTATTGTGACGCCTGCGAAGCCATGTCAACTCACCGAGCGCCGCGGCGGCTCTCGTCCGCGGCCGCCGCCTCCAGCACCGGTAGCGGCCTGAGGCGTAGTGACCTGGGAGATCTGCGGCTGGAGGTGGATGATTCCGGAGAAGCGTTCGACGACGCCGCGGGTCACGCACGAGGCGCGGTCTTTGGCACAGAGACGATAGATGACAATGAACCGGCTGGTAGCATCAGGCGTGGTCGTCCACGCCGGCGAGACTGTGTAGGTGGTCGCACTGTTCGTCGTGATGCGGCGGCGCTGCCCTGCCCCCGTGCCCGAGAGGATAGCCACCAGCTCGTCTTTGTCTTCGTCCACTGTTCGGCCGAGGCCTGTCTTGCCAATCGTCGTGCTCGAGTAGATGTCCGCGAGTTGAGGCGAGACCTTCATAGTCCCCGGCCCGGTAGCGATGAACTGGCTCGTCGCATCCGGGGTCGTTGTCCAATTGGATTTGAGAGTGAAGGTAGTCGCCGTGTGCGTCGAGATGTAGCGTTCCTGACCATTGCCTGTGCCGGCGAGGATCGTCACAACCTCGTCCTTGTAGAGGTCAGGAACCAAGGTAAGGCTGGAATTACCAATCGTGCTCGCGCTGAAGATGTCGGCTGTGGTCAAGGGCACGAACAGTTCACCGCGGCGATATCCGCACTGGGCGGATTGGAATCGCCAGCGGCAAGGACGAGTGTAGCGGCCATCGAAGGCGCTGAGTTCGTTGGGTTGGAAGAGTTGAAGCAGGCGGAAGGTTACCTCCTCGACGTTTACGTCCATCAGCTCCGAGAGAAACCCGTGGAATTCGAAGGCATCCTGGTCAGCGGGGAGATAGTGCCGACGGTAGATGCAGTATGCGCCTGTGAACTCGCCGGCCTTGATCAATGCGGCAACTTCGCGGTCAATGAGATTGCCGGAAAGATTCTGGATGGTGAACTCACCGGCATCGGCACGAAGGGAGCGTGTGAACGTGAAATCGCCCACGGACTTGATCCAGGGCTTGAACTGCTGCGCCGCGCCAGTGAGGATCGAAACCACATTGCATTCGTGGGTGGCCCAAAAATGCTGCATGCCATCGCCTCGTTCGATCTCAAAGAGATGAACGGGGACCTGCGGAGACCCCCGCTTTTGGAGTTCAGTGAGAAGCCCGGTTGGAAGCGTGCGCGGCATGGCTATCCCATGGTCTCAATTGCGTCGGCGTAGCATCGGTAGTCGGATGAACTTGCGTTCTTGGTGCCGGTGACGCGCAATTTGACTCGATACCAATCCAGCGGCAGATCGCTCTTAATAAAAAGCGCCGCGCTGTTCTCGAGTGTGGCAGCGTAGAGATCCACGGTTTGTTCAGAGAGTGCAGTGGTCCCGTCGCGCACTTTGGTCACGCCGATGCCTACGATTCCCAGGTTGTTGTTCTTCGGACTCCAGAAACGGAACCCATACCCGAAATACACCCACTCGGCTGTGTTATCGGTCGTGTTCGAAAAATAGGCGGCTCGTCGGCCGACAGCTACGCCATGGAAGGCAGAGTTATCCGGCCCATTTAGGGTCCACGATCCCGTCAGTTTGACCTGGTCTTCGCGCCCGGTAGCGGAAGCCTGAGGGTAGAGTGCTTCCTCGAGGAATGCAGCATCTCGCGACCAATCTGATGGATAGGTATAGATGGCCAGGCCAGGCAGCTCGATGAACCGCCCACGAATGTTCCATTGTTCGTTCCCGACAGGCGAATACACGAGCGGGCCGTCAAAGCGCCCCGAGAAATACCGCGAGCGTTCGAAGTCCTGGAAGCTGAAAGCGTCTTTCTCGTATTGCCGCTCCCACTGCTTGAGCGAGTGCATGGTGGCCTTGTCGCGGTCGTTCCAGGCCAGCTCATAGATTCGTCCGCGGGCAAGCCGCTGGCGGCCAAACCACTTCCCTGATGCCGCCTGCCATTCGGCCAGAAGATTCGGCAGGCCTTCGGTGTAGCCATAGTCCGGGTTCAGGAGTGAGGTCTGAGTCGAGTTAAGGATGTTTTGTTCAGACATCTGAGGTCAGGCCGCTCCTTCACGCTCCGCACGCCAGAGTGCGCGAGCGATTTTTTCCGCGCCGCCCTGACGTAACCAGGCTTCGACACTGGGCCCGTCCCACGCTTGAATCGTGATGGAGATCCCCGTCCCGGCGCCGCCGCGATTCATTGCCTCCAAGTTCTGTCTCCCGATTTGTTGCACAGCCTGCCGGCGCATCACGAATTCGCCGGCGTGAAGCACGGCGGGGACGGCGCCGCCGGATTGAAAAGAGACTGCTGAGTGCCGAGTGCTGAGTGCCGAGTGCGACAAACCAGGCATACCAAAGCCCTTACTCGGCACTCGGAACCCGGCACTCGGAACTTGTGCCCTTGGCGAGACAAGTCCGCCCTGCTCGAACATGGCGCCGCCAAAGACGAGCTGAGAACGTCGTGCGCGTTCGGCTTCGGTGGTATTGATTTCACGTTCGGCTTGATCCACCGCCTGGTTGATGTGCAGCGAGTTCCGGTGAACCTGCTCGCCACCGATTTGTTGGAGCTGCTGCAGCGCCTGGGCGCGCAACTGTTCGAGCTGGCTGATGGCGCTCGAATAGTCCAGTTGAAAGACATTGTAGGCATCTTTAATCAACTGGATCTGCCGCAGCGCCGGCTCCATCACCTGGATCCGGGCGACGTCGCCCTTGTGCGGCCCGCCGAAACCGAAGATGGCAATCAGGCCGCCGATAATCGCACCAACGACAGGGAGCACCGCCCCCAGTAGTCCGCCAATCAATCCCAAGCCAGCACCGCCAAGAGCAAGGCCGATCGTGCCGCCGGTGAGGAACCCGCCGATGCCGCGGAGGGCTGCATTCCTGCTTCCCAATAGACTCATGCCAGTGAGACCAAGCAATCCCATCACTCCGCCCAAACCACCCAGCCGGGCAAGGATTCCGCCACCGGCCCGGCCCGCAGAGACTGCCGCCGCACCTGCCGGCAGGACTGTACCAATCCCGCCGGCGCCCTGGCCGGCTGAAACTGGAAGGCCAGCGAGAGTGAGGCCGTAACTCGCGGGCGGCAATGGCAGGCCAGTCATGGTCGCACCACCAGCGAAGAATGGTGCTGTCCCGCCAGCCCCCGTGATGCCGAATCCTCCGCCGAGTCCCCCGAACAGTCCACCGAGCAAACCGCCGAGCACGCCACCACCGGCCCCGACGCCGGTCACTGCCGCCATCTGCCGCTGACCCATGACCCAGGCAGCCACCATTTGAGCGACTTGTTTGACGAAGAAGCCGGCAATCTGCATCCAGAGTTGGCGGAAGACATCGCCAAAACTGCGGGCAGTGAGAAACACACGATCGAAGAATTGCTCGATGGTGCGCGCTGTATCCTGAAATCTTCGACGGCTTTCCTCGGCGATCTGAACATCCGCCTGCTGCTGGAGGACCTGGCGCATGTGGGCGAGTTCTGCCTCCGAGGCCCCGATCTGTGTGAGGTGGCTGATGGTTTCCGTTTCGCGTTTTTGTTCCTGGAGAAGAATGGCGGTTGCGGAGTCACCTGCTAATCGGGCGCGTTCGGCGGCCAGGTCGAGCTCAGCGCCACGGATACTCTGGGCACGTTCGATGAAATTTGTTGCGGTGCGGGTTGCTGACTCCTCTGCAGCCTTGGCGGCTTGCTGGGCCGCGGCAGCATAGTCGCTTAGAAGTTTGACCCTGGCCTCGAATAGATACAGGTCCTGGGCCTTCAACATTGCTAGGGTTTCGAGATTGACTTTCCTGACTTCGTCCTGTTCTTTGCTCCGCAAAACGGTGAGCTTAGCTTCTGCAGCCTCATATGCGGCTAGACGCGCCACATTGGCCGATTGGTCGATTGCAATGATCGCTTCGGCTCGTGCCTTCTCATCGAGGATCTGTTCCTCTGCCAGACGTTTCTGTTTGGACGCAAGCAGTCCGATGTCAGTGGTCTGCTGTTTGAGGGCCTGTTCGATCTGTGCATAACCCTCCAGACCGGCCATGGCTGCCTCGCGACGCAGGTTCCTTTCCTGTTCGATCAGAGGCAGAACCAACTGTTGCAGACGTTTCGCGTCCGACAACACCTTCATGAAACTCTCTGTACCTGTCACCCATGACCATAGCCGTTGGGCAGCCTCATCAAAGGTCAGTCCCACCTTCAGTGCTATGCTCTGCACATCTTCGAAATGCGAGACAGCGCTCGCCACAGCGGTTGCGAACAGCAAGACCGAACCAACGCCAAAGGCCTTCGCAAGTGCGGGGCCGAGGATGGCGCTCTTTGCCAGAACCTTTTCCAGTGCGCGAGGCACTTCTACGCCAAAGGTTCGACTCAAGAATTGTGCAGCATCACGCGCCTGCTCGGTGCCACGGGTCACCCCAGTCATTGCGGCCGTGCCCGTGCCACCAACCCGTCGCAGTCCAGCGTCGAATTTCTGCAGTTCGCCCTGGACGTTGCGCACGGCGGTGACAGCGCCTTTTTCGTTGATTTCGATGATGATTTCGAGACGTTCAGCCATTAAAACCCCAAGTTCAAAAACCGAAACTCGAAAATCGATTCATTCTTTGATCTTCTGGTTGCAATTCCAGCACGAGAACACACCCGGATTCTGCTGTGCCGCGCCGCAGTGCGGGCAGGGCGGATGGCTCCGCCCGAACTCGGCACGAGCGGCCGCCACAGCCTCCATCCCGACCAGGTCGCAGGACATCAATTGAATCTTCAGGAGGCCTTCATTCCGCAGATGGAGCAGGGTCATCAGATATTCCGCGCGGACGTAGTAGCCAGCAGCCAAAGTCCGCTTGACCTCATAGGTCCGCATGAGCCTCTCGCGATTGGCGGCGCCGCCAATAGCCGGCAACTTTCGGGCGAGTTGTTCACCGGCAAGCGACTCTTCAAACAGCTCGGCGGCTGCGATCCTGATGCCGGCGATGTCACGCGATACCGGAATCAATAGTCCTCGTCCTCCTGGTCCGCAGCGGGAGTTGTTCCCGGCTGCGGCGGAATTTCCGCAGGCGGAATGGGCGCGAGCAGCCGATCCATGGCTGCGATCTTGTGAAACGGGTCCATGAACTGGACGATTTCCTCGACAGCAGCGATCGGTTCCCCGTGGAGGGAATAACCCTCGACGGACCGGATTTTGCGATCGTAGAACCTGAGCAGGACGAGCTCGCGCACCGGCTGGATCGTGCGGCCGGCGCGGCTGCCGCCGACTGCGTAGCTCCGGGTGAGTTGATTCCGCAGTTCAAGCTCGTCTTCAGCCGTCATGGGAGCAAACCGGTGGATGAGCCCTGTATGCCACTGCATCTTGCCTGGCTCAGACTCGTTCCAGAGGGCATCGAGGATAACGACGTCGTGCTCAGCCTCAAGATCGGGAAGGTTGTCGGTGTCACCGCGCGAGGGGACCACATGGCCCAAGAAGGCAGCAGCGAGCCGCCGGTCGCCTTCAGGAATGCGTCGTTGCCAATCAGGAAGAGCCATGAGGTCCCCGGTCTCGACCACATAGCCTTGGGCACACACGATGCAGGCTGAATAAAGGTTTAGGTGAGCAGCGAGCAAATGTGCTTCGGGCGAGATGCGGCCCTCGGCATCGAGACTGGGATTCATCTCACGATAGAACTGGCGCACGACGCGGCGCTCTGGAGGACGAAAGATATGCCGGCGGTCCCGGTTCCGCTGGCGATCGCGCCAGGAGACGATACGTTGAGGAGAATCGAGGGGAAGAAGTGCCGAGTGCTGAGTATCGAGTGCCGCGTGGTCCATGAGACCTCCGAGTTTCGAATTTCGATTTTCGATTTTCGAAACCCAGGCTCGGGGTGGGCGTGAGGGTTGCCCTGACCCGCTGCGGTCAAGCTCGTCAGTCCTGAGTGGCCCTTCGGTCCGCCGCGGCGGATCGAAGGATATTCGCGGCCAGCTTGTTTGCCCTGACCCTTCAGCGAATTCAGGGCCGTCCCGAAGGTTCGGGACGAGGAAGGGCCCGTACCGCGTTATGCTGCGCCGACCAGGTAGGTGGGTTGGCTGTTGATGGCAACAGCCTGAAAAAGTTCCAGCGACGCGCCTTTCATCACGTCTTGCTCATCCGCCGCCAGGTTCCAAACTTCTTCCACGCCATCGGCAGCGAGTTGAGGAATCTTGAAATAGAGATTCGGAAAGGCCAGGTTCAACTGGGCGGCGGTGCCCGAGTTGGTGTTGATTTTCAACTCCTGGAGTGTATCGCTGATGAACAATGTCCGAATGTCGTCCACGCTCTTGGCGGCGATGCCGAGCTGGACCGTGGCGCGCTGGAGGCCGATTTTGGCAAAGCTGGCATACAGTCCGCCGCCAGGGGCGCGGTGCTGTGTCACTCCCGACACCAAACTGACTTGCCAGGAACGCACGCGCTCTTTGATGGAGCCGGAAGCCCCTGGCGCTCCAAGGAGGATGTCGGTGTCGCTCCCGAGGAGAAGTATCGGCGTAGCGAGCGCCGGCAGAGAGCTCATGGCGCCGTCGAGGTGTTTGCCGGAGCCAATGAACTCAATGGCGGCCTGGAGTGGGCCGCGATCGGTCCCGGAAAGCTGCAGGCTCACGCCGCACAGGTCTTGGACTTTGAATTTGAGGTCAGCGGTGTCCTCGAAATAGACCGTGGTGACCGGGGCAATCTTTGTTGTCTGCTCGAACGTGAAAGTATGCGTGTAAGGCCCGGCGCCGGTGGTGACGACCTTGTGCATCAAGAAAGCAAAGAGCCAGCCAGCCAAGAAGTCGGTCACGTCCAGGGTCAAGCCGAGGCCAGTCTCACGCACGGTTTCCCGGCGAATAGTCGGCCAGGGATGGCCCTTGCCGGCACGTTCGATGTCGGAGAAAAATTCCTTCGTGATGCGGGCGAAAGCCGCGCCATCGAACCGCTGCCGTTGGGTGAGCGCAGCATCACCCAGGGCTGTGCCATAGGTGTTTTGCTTGTTCGCGCTCAGCACCAAATTACGGAGATTAACCTGTTGGACTTCGTAGGGCATGGACTACTCCTTCTTGGCACGAGGCCGTGCCGAAGCTTCGGGAGGTGGGAGGGTGGGTTGCGGCGGCGGAGGCGGCGCAAGCTCAAATAACGCCTGGTCATCGACTCGCTCGCGGCTCAGAATGTTTTCCCACTCCAGGCGGGTGACCGTCTGCACATCGCCGGGCTTGAAGCAAAATTCGTAGATCCCGCCGGTGAGTCTCAGGCAACCTTGCGCGATCTCTTCGCCTTTGGCGGTCAGTTTCACGTTGACGAAATCTTCTCGGGTCATGCTGACCTCGAAACTCGAAAATCGAAATTCGAAACTCGGTCACACAGGTGCTTGATAGACTCCCTGCACCGTCACCTCAAGCGAGTACCACGCGCCCTCTTTCGAAAACTGATAGAGCTCCGTAGGCCCCAGGACCACCATCGGCTGCTGCGCACCGGATGGCAAGAGCAACCGCGCGCCGGCAAGCGCATCTTTCATGTCGTCGAGAATTTTGTATACTCCAGGGTTGCTCTCACTCTCCGCCAATTTTTCTTCACTCGGACTGCGCAGGTTCACTGCCCCGGCGATGAGCAGAAAGCGTTGGCGCTGCTCGTACGTCTTGGCATAGACGTCTCGCGTTCCCAGTGTCTCGCCGGCCAGCATGACGAGGACTGCCGGCGGGATGGCGATGATCATGCCGTCTTCGTCCACCCCGCGGCCGCTGATTGATTCCACGGTCGAGAGATAGCCGAGTTTCTCTTTCACTTTCGCCACCAGCGCTTGTTCGACTTCAGAGAGACGCATCCTTCCAGCTTCCAGGCTCTAGCCTCTAGCCTCGGTCTTTTTCGCCATCAGATAATCCCGGGCTGCTTCCTGAAGGCGCTGCGGATCCTCAGGACGGAAGACCAGAAATGGCCGGGCAGGGATCCCCCCGCCGCCGAGTTGATGCGGTCGGGCATAAATCACATTCGTGCCGATGGCCAGGCGGTTCCGTTCCGCGCGAAATGCAATCGAATTCTTGAGCCGCCCGGACAGGATCAGCAGTTTGTGTCCGGCCAGGATGCCGCGCTTCTCGTAGCGTTTGCGCACTTTCGGCGTAAGCGGCGGCCAGGAGCCACGCGGCGAGCCTTGCTCACGGAATGTGCGTTCAATGGAGCTGATCATGCGCACGCCGAGGATTTTCATGACCGGCGAAAGGTTGGCCAGTTTTTCCCGGAGGCCTTCGAGCCGGAGGTCCAGACGTTGCTTGTTCACGGTGACGCGCACGGTACTTCCCATGGTCAGTAACCCCTCAGGTGGTCGTCCGAGAACACCTGCTCCTCCTCGGTGGCTTTCAGCTCTCCGGCTCCTGTTTGTGGCGACGCACCAGTTGGTTGATCGAGTGTGGCCCGGCTGGCAGAAAGGTCCTTCAAGAAGCCAATCGCGGCCTCGTAGGCCTTCTGTGTGTCCTTGCGGATCCGTGCGCGACGTTTCTCGAGGCACCAAGCGGCCAGGTCTACGCACAGGTCGCGGACTTTCACGGAGGTCTGCAACGGGATGGCATATTTCGTCCCCGCATAACTGTCAATCGTGGAGCTGGCAATCTCCAGGGCTTCCGTGATCCGGGCGGCATTGACGACGCCAAGTTTCTCATCGTCAGTGAGCTGGATCAGCTCCCGGACCGGAATCCGCTTTTCAAGATCGGCTTGTGTGGCGTAGGACATGAATCAGTGCCGAGTCCCGAGTACCGAGTGTCGAGTTACTTCTTCTCGGGTTTTCCTTTTTCTTCCTTCTTCTTGCTCTCGGGCGCTTCAGGCTCCGGCGGAGCCGGCTCGACTGCCCAAGGCATCTGACCAGCGAGCTGCTCATTTAGCTCGATCATGTCTCCCGGTTCGAACCTTTTCCCATCCATCAGGATGGGAGTCCTGACGCGGAACTTCGGCATCTCTCACCTCCCTAAGATGGGCGGTTCCTTCACCCTCCCAACCGCGGCGCGGGCCGCGTGCACGCATTTCGGGACGGCCAGCCGCCGCGGCGACCTACTGATACAAGACTCGGGCCGAAGTTGTACCGGCATCCGTCCCCAGGCAGACAGCTTTTCCCGCTGGTGCCAGGGCGTACACCGGATAAAATCCGATTGCCGGCGAACCCACACCAATCGATAGAAGAGTAGTCGTGCCTGTGGCGCAATTCGTGCCTGTACCGTAGCGCACCAGCACGTTCCCCGTCGAAGCTGTCGCCTTCTCGACCCAGACTCCGACGATCACTGTAGACCCGGAGGCTGGCGCAGCCACAACTTCAGTCAAAGTCGCCGAAGCCACGGCGGCAGAAAGCGTTCCCAACATGCCGACCTGCTGCACGCCAAAACCTTGGGTCTGCACGCCATGCTTGATGAAGCGCAATTGCGCTGCCGATTCCTGGGCGACCATGGGAGCCCAAGGAGCAATCACCAGGAGCGCGACCAACAACAGTCCCAAAAGTGTGAGAAAGATTCTTCCTCGCATGTTTCTCCTTTCGTCCCGTTCCACTCGTTGAGTTGGAACGGGATTCGAAACCATCCCGGTTGGGACCGGACCAGTCAACCCTTCAGCCGCCGCTATCAGGCTACGGCGTTCTTGATCAAATACAGCGTCTCGACCGCTGTGATTGCCTGATCGTAGTAGAAGTCCACCCCAAGGATGTCCGACTTCGCCGTGGGATCCGGATGCCGGCCGCTCACCACGCCAAAACCGCCCATGGTTCCCGGCGCAGATTCCCACACGAACGTCTTCGCGCCGGAAACATCCCGTCGAGAAGCCGTGGGGCTTACGTAACCGATGACGGCATTTTTCCCCCAGAGGAAGCTCGCCACACCGGCCTCGCTCACCTTCACCGCACGCCCCACCAAGACACGCCCGAGGCCAAAGACAGTCCCCAGATCGGCGGCGGTCATTGCCTGGAATTGGGTGTACTTGAATCGCTCGACGAATGAGGCGTGGTTGATGAGCTGGGTATAGACTTCTTCACCCAGGAGGATGAAGTTGGCTTCGACACCCGCCTTGCGGATGACTGATTTTCCCACCTCGATGACGGTCAGTGGTTTGCCACCACCATCCTGCCATTGGTCGGCCCCGGCAAGCGTGGTGTTGTTGGTCACCTGAGCTGTGTCGGTCAGCATCGTGGCCAGCTCGTTCTCTTTGCCCAGGAGGATCTTCTCAATCAGGTCCTGGGTGGCATCCTGCTGGAGATCGCCGAGTGAATAAGCGGCGCGGTCCTCGTCAGGGATCTCAGCGGCCAACGCATGGCTAGGGCAGAAATAAGCCACTGGCGAAACCGACATCCGCGTCCGTTCGGCAGGCGCGCCAGTGGCGCGAAGTTGCTTTTGGAGCAACTCCTGCGACTCCCGCGCGCGAATCCAGTATTTCCCGCTTTGCTTCCCCACGCCGACACGCGGGGCGATGATGTCACTCACCAGAGCATTGTTGACGAAGCCTTTGACGTAATCGGTCAGGGCGGCATCAAGATGCCCGGTGAGCGGTGCGACGTAAGCTCCCATGTTGTCTCCTCCTGCCTCCTACATCCCGAAGTTTCGGAACTTCGGAGGGCCTGCCCCGCCCTTGGGCGTGGCACGAAATCTTCCGGCGGGGAAATGCCGGACTGGCGCACGCCTGGCCCGCCGCGGCGCCCGCCAGGAAAATCTCAGTACCGGGCAGCGCCGGTGATGATCAACACAAACTCATCGCCGTCGGCCGCAGCCCCGGAGACTGCGTGGCCGAACACGGAATCGTTATCCGTGGACGTGGCCGTGAGGCGTCCATTCGTGGTCGCAGCCTTGCAAATATCCTGCGCCGTGACTGCACCGCCGGCGATGGCGATACATTCCCCCAGGACACAGACCGGCACAAGATCGCCGGCTGCGGCAGCCGCTTCCACCGCGATGCCGACAACCTTCAAGTTCCCGGTGGCCACCGCCGCCGGAGTCTTGACCTGGTCGTCGGCAGTGCCCTGGATTAGAGCTTGACCGCGCACCAACGCGCCACCTTCAGCGCGATAGGTGCGAATCGTCGCGCCGCCAATCGGTCCCATCGTTGCTTTCGCCACTTTACTCCTCCCGTTCTGGTTTATCGGTTCATTGGCTCATCCGTCTATCGGCCACCAAGGTTCGGCATGGCCAATCAACCATTCAACCTTTCAACCAATCGTCCCGCCCTAGGTTGTCGCAGTCCCGGCTGCTGCCTCTTGGCGCGCCTCGCGCAGGGCTTCGCCGAAAGTGATCTTGCGCTCGGCGGCAATCTCACGAGCGCGCGCGCTGAGCGCCACCGAGCCTTCGTCCAGAGTGATTCCCGGCGAAGGAGTCATGGCCACTACCTTGCCTGGCTTCGCGCCCTTCGGGGTGATCTCCTTGAGCACGATGGAAGGCGGCAAGGCTTCGAGAAACTGCTCGAAGACTTCCAGGAGCGCCTTCTCGATTTTCTTGTCCCCTTCGCCGAAAGTCACTGTGCCTTGAGCCAGCGCGAGCTGCTCCATCAGTGCTGGCAGCCCGAGGCGCTCGAACGCGGGCACCCAGCGCCCGGCGGGCTTGAGCCGCTCGATGAATTGCTGCACGCGCGTCCTGGCCGCAGCCACCGCGGAAGCGATCGCTTGCTTCCCGGCTTCCTTCTTGCGGTCTTCCTCGCGCTTGTCAGCCTCGGTCAGCTTCGTCTCGAGCGCAGTGATCTTCTCCGTGAAGGGCTTCACTGCCTCCTGGATGACCGATTTTACTTGGTCATCAGAAAGCCCAGCGCCGCGCGCGGGCTCACCGCCGCCGAACTTCTCGCGGAGAAATTCCGCCACAGTCTCCTTGATTTGCTTCAAGTCCATCTTTTCCTCCTGGTCGAATTCGACCTCAGAAAAATCTCCATCCACAAAAGCCAGATCGGGCAGGCCCTTTACCTCCGGCGGCACAGCTCCGAGAAAGCCGACGTGCCGGAGATAAGGCGCCGGCAACTTGCCGACCGGGTCGGTGTAGAGAGCGACAGAACGTTTCTTGAAGCGGCCCTCCTTCAGCAACGTCTCGAAGCCTTCATGCACCTGGCGCAACTTCCCTTCCAGGAAATTCCCCACCCGGCGCAGGGCCTCGAACCAACCAAATGCCGGCTTGTCGAGCTCAGGATGGCCGATCACCACCGGAGCTTCATGGAGGTTCGGATCATAATTGCGCACGAGCTCGTCCAGCCGCTCGACCGGCCAGTTGCCCTTCTCGCCGTAGTCACCAGCCTCGAAGATCGGGATCCACTTGCCGTCCAGGTCAGCCATCTCCGGGATCTCCATGTCCTCGGCTCGGTACAGCGCCTTCAATTTTCGAATTGCTTCTTCTTTGTTCGGCCCCTCATACCGGTTCCCACGATACCCACCGTGCAGCGCTGCCCAGGCCGCGCCCATCAAGCGATGGTCCGGCTTGCCATCGGGCCCTTTCACGCGCAAGTGCCAGGTTGTGGGACTGTCAGGATCCTCCACGACCAGGTAGTGGCTCGCGGGATGTTCGCCGTCTTCTTCTTTTTTCGTCGGCATATTCAGACTCCCATTCCTCGGGCCAACATGGCCAGCAAGTGCTGAGGCAACTGAGCAAAACCTTGATCGGGCGCTGCCGGGGCCCCCTCTATTGCCGGAATGCGTCCACCGGCGGCCAGATCGGCATTCGGGTCGAGCTCGTGTGCTTCGTCTCGGCCGAGTGCAACGACTGTACACCTGCAGTTATATCCGTTCGGCGGATACCACTCGTGCCAGATGTCGTCGTCCCACCGAGCAATAAACTGGTCCATCGCAGCATGTGCGGGGCGCACGCGGTCGTCGCCGGCAGTGACGTACTGCCAATAGGGCAATGCCTTCACAACATCGGGGTCAACGAGCTGCTGGAAACGCCCATTGGCGTAGGCGGTCTGGATATTCGTCTGGAAGACAGTCTGGGCATGATGGGAAGCGAGCCGAGTCACCCCAGCCTTGTCAAATGCGGCATTGAGATCCCGGATGAATTCCCTTTCCGTCGAGCCCGTCGCGAGGGCGCGGTCGAGCGAATCTTTTGCTGCGTCGAGCAGGCGAACTTCCTCCACTTTGGCGATGGTGAAAGCAGCCTCGCGATACTGTGGCCGAAGCTTGTCGTAAGCCACGCGAGTAAACGACGTCAGCGACCGGAGCCAATTCAGTGCGCCTGAAGGGGACACAGATTCCGGAGTGAGTTCAGCGAAGCCAGGAGCAGTGACAAGTTTCTCAGTGAGGGCCTTTCTGAGCCCTTGGCGGTCGCGAATTTCCCGAGGCAACATCTTCGCTTCACTGAGAACATGCAGTCTTCCCAGCAGATCGGCACCAGTCATATAGTCAGCCAGCGTCTCCACGAGCCGAAAAGTTTCCGGCTCAATAGGCGGCGGTAATTGCCCTGCCCGGATTGGCTCAACTCTGGCGGCCAAATTTCCCTCTCGTCTCGGCCACGATCCGTTTCACCATCGCGGCGTAATCATCCAGGGCTTTCTGGAGCGATGCGGTGCGCAATTTCTTCAAATCATCCTCACCCGGAACCTCAGCAAACGCGGGCCCAAAAGGGGACGCCGCTACCCTGGGCTCGAGCACAGCCTCATCTTCCTCAGGCTCCGGGATGCCGTATTTCTTCTGCGCCCAGCGCTGCGGGACGGGCATGCCCATCTGCTGCAGTCGCAGATCGATTTGGCTCTCGAGGGCCAGGTCTGCCGGAGGTTCTTTGTCAATCACCCAAGCCGGCCGGGCAGCATCGGCGCCGAAATTGAAAATCCAGGTCCATTTCAGGAGCTGGTCGTTGATGACCGACTCCAGTGCCCGAGCGTCTTTCTCGCGGATATCGAACCGGACAGTCTCGTGCACTTCGCCCAGCGCCCGCGAGCCGGCTCCGGCTTCCGCCCCGAAGCTGGTCAGGGTCTGCCCCAGGATCCGCCGGCTGATGGCCAAGTCCATCCGGTCACACAGTTTTTCAAATACCGCCGGATTCTGACTGCGCACCGCCTGGAGCAACTCCTCGAAGACCTTGAGATTCTCGGGCACAGCTACGGCAATGGACTCGACCAAGGCCTCAGCCGCTTGCAGCGCTTTGTTAATTTCGTCCTGTTTCGCTCCGGAGGGATATTTCACGGCCACTGTCCCGGAACCTTTCTCGCCAAACCGCAGCCAGAAGCGCGTGGCTTGCCGCTTGAACCACGAAGGCCAGAAGACGCGGCGGAGCAAAGGCCGGCCGCGCCGATTGCCATTCCGCGGCTCGTAGCTCATCACCAGGAACTTGTGTTCCGGAACGGGGTGGCCGTCCAAGGCGTACGGGTTGGCGAGCAGGCGCAGTGGCCCGATCTGCGGCTCACCAATGCGGCCGAAACTGAAAATCTCCTGCGGGCAGGCTTTGATCTCGCGCGGGCGGACCACTGACCCTTCGATATCCCAGAGAATCTCGGCGATGGTCACGCCGTAGGCCGGAGCATCGAGCAACTCTTCCAGGACCCGATGAAAGTTCGGGATGGCGTCGAGAATTTCTTGAGCAAACTCGGCTCGGGTGGTGTCTTCAGCGTCCTGGGATGCCGGAACGATTTTCCGGTCGAGGCTCAACACCCCGGTCTTGCGGATCTCGAGTTGTCCGCCGACATGGTCATCCTTCTCTTCCAGATCGCGGTAATAGAGAAAGGCGCCCTGGGAGTCATTCAACATCTGTGTCCAGACCTGCGTTGGGTCTTCGATGGCATAGATCTGCGTCTGCACACGCGCCAGTGCCGTGCGCACTCCGGCAGTGAGGATTTCCCCCGTCTCGGGGCGAGCAGGAACGATTTGTGGTCCAGTGCTCATCGCAGTTGACGTGTTGACCGGTCAATTGGTTCATCGGCAGGGACCCCAACCTGCCACCTAACCGATAAACCACTCAACCAGTTTCCCATTAGTACGCTCCCATCTGCGCCCAGGCCTGCCGCTGGGCACTGGCATGAAACTCAGTCGAGAGTCCGGGCTGTTCGGCTGCCAGATCGCTCAAGGCTTTGGCCCAGAAGGGGTCGGCGTGCTGATAAACTTTTTTCTTTCCGCCGCCAGGCGTGTCAACTTCGATTCGAGGCGCGTCAAACTTGATGGCGCCGCCGGAGAATTCCCGCTTCACCGACTGAAGTTCCTGGCGCAGCTCCAAATCATGTGGAATGCGGTTGCGTCCTTTCTCGAATCGCCCTTTCATCCGCACTGCCAGGTCAGTCTTGATCTTTACTGTCTCCGGGCCGATGCTCTGCGCGCCGGCGGCGGCAGCTTTCACTGACCCGGCAAAGTTCACCCCCATCACTTTTCCGGGGCATTCGGCAGCGAGAAACTCATAAAGTCCGAGGCCGATCCCCGTCGAATCCATGGCAGTGCGCGTCGCAAGCTCAACCCAGGGAAGGAGGATCCGCGCCTGGTCATTGATCTTGTCGCGGCGGAAGAACGGCACGTTATGTAGCCATAGGACTTTCCTGGTCCAAGCCACGTCACCGATGTATTCGTCCATCCAGAGGCAAGTGCGGTCGCCATCTCGCGCCACATCAATCCCGCAGTAGACCGGGCCAACAGGGGCATAGCCGGCCGGCCAATCGAGCGACGCACCGGCGTCTTCGGCACTAGCGATGAGTTCCAGCGGGAG